GATGCTTACTCTCAAAGGAACGATTCGATTAAGCGCCATAATGAGCAACTAAGATTGGGAGAAAACCCCAACAAATTAGAGTCATTCTGAGATCTGATGCTTACTCTCAAAGGAACGATTCGATTAAGCGCCATAATGAGCAACTAAGATTGGGAGAAAACCCCAACAAATTAGAGTCATTCTGAGATCTGATGCTTACTCTCAAAGGAACGATTTGTTTAAGCGCCATAATGAGCAACTAAGATTGGGAGAAAACCCCAACAAATTAGAGTCATTCTGAGATCTGATGCTTACTCTCAAAGGAACGATTCGATTAAGGCCTAAAGCGAGATACTGATGACCGAGACAATTACACGGCAATGCAAAGCCACGAATAGAATGGGCATAAGATGCGGAAAGTCGGCTATGCACGCGCAGACGATCTGCCATATGCATGGCGGCAAATCACCACAGAATATTCGGGCTGCTAAAAAGCGGATGTTAGAAATGGCGGACGGCGCGATGGTAGCGTTACAAGATGCTATTGATCACGGCGACCACAAGGAGTCTACACACGCGGCTCGTATTGTGCTTGATCGCTCGGGACTCGGGCCTAGCTCAACGATCGACTTACACGACAAAAGTGGTGACGATTACAGCCGTATGTCAGCAGACGAATTAGCGGAGAAAGCTCGACAACTGGCAGCTGAAGCTGAGCGTGCAACTAAGGAAGAAACTGAATGACTTGTAAACGGTGCGGACAACATGAAGCAGTCACAGACCATCGTATGCACTGGTGTCAATTATGCGAGGAGTGGCGACAGCGAATGCTCTCCAGCTTTATAACGGTCTCAATATGACTATGCTCATAGGCGATGTTTCAACTAGTATGTCGCTCGAGCAACTGTGGAAGGCAGCCGAGCCGTATATCATCGGCGTATGGAAGTACCGAAAGCCGGGAGAGCCTGCACGATGGAGTGCTACATACCTAGTGGATGGCGCATACTGGGATGCGGGCCTATCAGATACGGCAGAGGAAGCGTTAATGAAAGTTATACTTCAGCGTTCGCACCAAGTGCGTAAGAGGTAATATGGCCGTCTTAAAAGCCGCAGCACGAAAGCGTTCAGCTACAGTTGTGCAAAAGAAAAAGGGACCACAAGGCGGAAGTACACGCTATCGTTTCCCTATGCCCGACAAAGCGCATGCGCGTAATGCATTAGCTCGGCTACCGCAAGCAAAAGGCCTAAGTCGAGAAGAACGAAAGAAAATAAAGAATCGCGCGAATCGAATCCTAGGCAAAGTATAACACAAGGAGAGTGTCATGCCCAAAGGTGTCGGCTATACTTTCGGTAGTAAAAAGAAGTCCAAAAAGAGTGGTAAGAAAGGCGGTAAGAAGGGTAAGTGCTAGCAGCAACGCCGCGTGATCGCGTAGAAATTGCACAGGACCTTATTGCACTTGATGCTGAGGTCAACAGCCGAAGCTTGCATGCCTATATCCAGAACATGTGGCCTGTGATCGAGCCAGAAACGCCATTTGTAAACGGCTTTCATATCGAAGCGATATGCGAACACGAGGAAGCTGTACTCGAAGGTCATATTCGTAATTTGTTGATCACTATTTGTCCGCGTTTCTCGAAGTCTATTTGCACGTCAGTAGCACTTCCGACCTTTGCGTGGATTAAACGGCCAACCACCCGCTTTTTATACGGCAGCTATGCACTGGACTTAGCGCTGGAGCATGCCACAACGTCGAGGCGTGTGATCGAGTCTCCGTGGTATCAGGCGCGATGGCCACTCCACTTAATGGGAGATCAAAACGTTAAAAGTTATTACGAAAATATGCAACGTGGCTATCGAATCTCCACGTCAGTTGGCGGCGGCGCAACGGGCCGAGGCGGCGACATCTTAATAGCAGACGACCCGCACAACTTGAAGAATATTGAATCGAAAGACGTACGAGAAGGCGATAAGCGGTGGTTCTTTAAAATTTGGAGCACACGCCTGAATAATCCGAGGACTGGCCGAAAGATTGTGATCATGCAGCGCGGGCACGAAGAAGACTTAGCCGCTGTGTTGATTGAATCGGGCGACTACGTGCACCTTAATCTCCCAACTGAATACGTGCCGACAACGTGGGTTGGGCCAACTGGTTGGAGTGATCCTCGAACTGAAGAAGGCGAACTCCTTTGTTCAGAGCGATTAGGCACAAAAGAAAACGAGCAAGTGAAACGCGAACTGGGGCCTGTTGATTATTCCGCACAGCATCAACAGAATCCATTGCCCGAAACGGGAGGTATGTTTGAACGAAGTTGGTTTGAGATTGTGGATGAAGTGCCAGGAGACTTAACAGAGTGTTGTCGGTTTTGGGATGCCGCAGGCACAGAAGGCGGTGGCGACTTTACGGCGGGCGCACTCTTAGGCAAAAGCAGAAGTAACTTAGTGTATATCCTGGACATCCAACGCGGCCAACTGGCATCGAGTCAAGTTGATGCACTTATGAAACAAACAGCGGCCCTAGACGGCACAGAAGTTCGTGTGCGTGAAGAGCAAGAAGGCGGGTCGGCTGGCAAAGCAGTTATTGCATCGCATAAAAAGATGTTGATAGGCTATGACTTTGCAGGTACGCCAGCCACGGGAGAAAAGACGTCGAGATGGAAGCCTCTTGCAGCGTATGCGCGTCCTGCAACAAACGAGCACTACGGAAATGTAAAGATTATAAAAGCAGTATGGAATAAAGACTTACTTGATGAGCTCGTAGCCGGAAAGCGTGCAAAACACGACGATCAAATTGACGCCATTGCTGGTGCATTCAATGATCTTACACTTGGGCCCGGGCCAATAAGAGTCCGCACAGCTATTTGGGGATAATATGCCAGTAAACACACCACGTCAGGAATACGAGGATGTTCAGCCAGTATGGGAGCGGTTACGAGATACGTATACTGGACGAGATGCCGTTATAAAAGCAAACACAAAATACACGCCAGCACTTCCCGGCGCATCAGCCGACCAACAACAAGCGTATCTCACACGCGGTAATTTTTTTAATGCAGTGTCTCGAACTGCACACGGCTTGATCGGCTCGATCTTTCAAAAAGAACCCGCGGTAAGTATACCGAAAAGCTTTGAGCACTGGCTTGACGACATCACACTTACTAACGTTACGTTTGATATGCTTTCACTTGATGCCCTACACGACGTGATGCTTATGGGCAGGTACGGCATACTGATTGAGATGACTGAGGAAGCCTCTTCCTCTGCACGGCCGTATATGGTCACTTATCGAGCAGAAGACATTGTCAACTGGCGCACCTTGCGCATTGAAGGCGATGAGCTGTTAACGATGGTCGTCTTACGCGAAATAGTAGAAAGTCCCAAAGAAGATGACGAATTTATTGAAGAAGACATCGAACAGTATCGTGTGCTTGAACTCGAGGTGATGGAGGGCTTTCGTCGGTATAAACAACAGCGCTGGAGGAAAGCTAAAGGTGATGCTGAGTTTCAGATGTTCGAGGAGGAGATCATTCCTCTTCGTCGAGGCAGTCCACTTCCGTTTATTCCATTTGTGTTTTTAGGCCCGTGGCATTCCACGGCACGCGTAGCAAAACCACCACTTCAAGATCTTGCTGACGTGAACTTAGCACACTGGCGCAATTCATGCGACTACGAAAGCGGTTTGCATCTCGTGTCTCTCCCGACGCCCTGGGTATCGGGCATGCGACAAAGTAGCACGGACGACGACGAAGATACGCTGAAGATTGGCCCAAGTGTCGTGTGGCAATTAGATAAAGATGGAAGTGCTGGCATGCTTGAGTTTACAGGCGCTGGACTAGCGTCCATTGTTACTGCAATGGAAGAGAAGAAACAACAAATGGCCACGCTTGGTGCGCGTGTCTTGGAGATGCAGCCTACTACAGCTGAAACAGCTACAGCCGTAATTGTTCGCCATGCCGGCGAGCATGCTAGTTTACGAACCATCGCTCAAGCCGGTGAGCAAGGGCTAACGATGGCGTTGCAATATGCAGTGTGGTGGGTAGGAACAGAAGCTGTGCCGTCAGGCGTGCCGGTGCAAGTCGTATTAAATAAAGACTTCGTAAGTGTAAGAGCAACGCCTGAAGAGGTAAAGACATTAGTCTTGGCGCTACAAAGTGAAGACATTAGCTTTGAGACTTTTTGGCATCTTATGACCGAAGGCGGATGGACACGTGAAGGAATTACTGCTGAAGAGGAACGGCGGCAAATAGAAAGTGAAATGGAAGATGTCACCACGTCGTCCGCAAGTATGGGAGATACTGCTTATACCTCTCAAGCAGCTGGTGCTGACTTCCAGTCAGACTCAGACATGCAGTCAGATTCAAACATTGACGATATGGGCGTCGAAGAATAATGCCAAGAGCTGAAAAAGAATATGTGCAAATGCACCGTGCGGCCAACAAGTTTGAAGCGCAAATGTCAAAGAGATTCGAGCTTGCGGTTAATCGAATGAAAAATGATGTTTATATCGACGAAATCGCAGCAATCATCGGCAACCAGGACGCATCTAATCGTGTAGATGCTATCCTCAGGTTGTTGCCATCGACTGATATACAGGATGCATTAAAACCACTGGGCACTACAACGAAAGAAGCCTTTATGCACGGTGGCCGACTAGGCGCGAAACAATTGCGTGATGCCTAAGATTGCGTTTAGCTTTAACGCTGAGAATCGTGAAGCGCAACGTGTTGCACAACGCCGAGCGGCTGATCTTATTACAGGCGTATCGGCATCAACGAAAGTTGCACTTCGTAAAGTAATCGTGCAAGCCATTCGAGATGGCGTGCCGCCGTATGACGCAGCGCGCATGATTCGTGGTATGATTGGCATGAGTCCGCAACAAGCAATGGCTGCATACAAGTATCGGCAAAAGCTTATCAACTCAGGCTTGTCGATTGCACGTGTGGATAGCAAAGTTGAACGCTATGAAAAGAAACTTATTCGTCATCGGGGTATTACGATTGCACGCACCGAGATTATGAGCAGCTTGGCTGAAGGCGCCGAGAACAGTTGGTTCCAAGCTCAAGGACAAGGCCTGCTTGGAAAAAACGCTAAGAAAGAATGGATCACAACGCCTATTGATGCTTGTAACATTTGTCGTCCGCTTGATGGCCAACAAGTTCTTTTAGCTGAGCCGTTTCAAAGTATCGTTGGGCCTATACTGCGGCCTACAGCTCATCCTCGTTGTAGGTGTGCAGTGGCGCCCGTGCCGGGCGTTGGCGGTATGCAAGATCAGCCGAAAGCTACTAGCGTATCACAAGTGCCTACACCCCGTAAGAAGCCTACACCCCGTAAGAAGCCTACACAACGCGCCCGTCCGCGTAAGCGTCCCGCTGTGCAATCCACACGCCCAATTGACATCGTAGGCGGAAGTCATCCTGACGATTTGCTTGGTCCTGTCACGCAGCAGAAAGAAATAGCCGTGGGAACTTCAAGTGAAACACTACTCGTAGAAGGCAAAGGCTTTAAGGGCGTCTTTAAGCCGCAAGCTGGAGAAGGATTTGCAGACGACGCCGGAGACTTACTACGCGACACGATAACGAATAGAAAATTTACATTAGCACAACGTGAAAAGATGGCGCAGGAATTGGACCGAAGAATCGGCACGAATATGATTCCTGACGTAAAGATACGAGACGTGAAAGGCCGTGGTCAAGGTTCGATACAACGCTTCGTGGATGATGCTGTCACGGCTGATGAACGCGTATATGTACTTGACGAGCTTGCTCCAATTGAAGATCTTGAGCGACAGTTCATACTTGACGTATTGATAGGCAATACTGATAGGCATCAAGGCAATTGGATGTTAAGAAAGATTGGTGACAAGCATCGTGTGGTTTCGATTGATAATGGTTTAACATTTCCTAAAGCACAGCGCACTCTTGGCGGCATGGGAGATCCTGATATTTTGGGATTACAGGAATTCCGTAATGAAACGATTAGTTTTATACGAGTAGGATTAAGTGATAGCGGCGGCAAGATGACGCCTGCACTACGCACGCAGTTAATCAATAATATCGATGCACTTGACGTTGATGAGTTTATAAAAAACTTTGGGCAGAACATGTCAAAGTTTGAAGAGAATGCATTTAGATCCCGCATTAAGTTTATGCGTCAAGCACTGGATGACGACACACTCTTTACGCCTAACGGGTGGTTCGGCCATGAAGAATACCATAATTTGTATGGCTGGAGCGACATAGAACACATTCCCGGTATACGCGAAAATGCGCCTAGAGCAATAACAACGCCTAAGCCTAAGCCTAAGCCTAAGCCTAAGCCTGAATTACGAAGAGCGAAAACTGGAGAGCTCGCTCCTGGTCCTAAGCCTACTTTCGGAGATTCAGCCTTACCTCCAGGCATGGCCGATGATCCTTCGTTTATACGGTGGCAAGGAAAGAAATAATGAAGCAAGTTCGTTTCTTTTCACTCAATGCTGACGGCTTTCAATATGCGGGCCGTGTAGTATTCGAGAATAATCGCATAAAGTTTGATGGCTTATCGAAATCTTTAGAAGACACGCTAAAAAGAGGCGTAGTTAAATGGAATAGTCCTATTCCTCGGAAAGTAATAAAGCCTAAAGACGGCTTGCGTTATTTAAAACTTGTTGCTATTACATACAATACTGGAAGTTACTTAAAAGCATTAGGCGTTGAGGAGGTAAACAAGTAAGAAAGTTGTTGCTATTTTCTAACTTTTGTGTTATGATGAAGGAGAGAACATGCTAAAGACGTTTATTGCACAGCTTGACGATGTTGACGAGTCGCTTCAAACTCATTATGAGCCAAGCCCGAATGGGAATGGCTTTGTGCTGGGACTTGAAGGCACGCCTAACGGCTTTGCCGCAAAGACTGACCTCGCAGAGAGCGTGAATAAAGTTACTGAATTTCGTAACAACAATATTGCTCTTACGAAAGAGCTCGAAGAGCTCCGTCCTCTTAAGGCACAATTCGATGGTATTGACGCAAATGCGGCTCGGTCCGCTCTTTTACAAGTTCAAGAGTTAGAGAAAAAAGGCGTGAAGAAACCCGACGACGTATCGGCTCAAATCACAGCAGCTCTTAACGATTTTACGACTAAAGTTGTGGACCCGTTAAAAGCTCAACTTCAAACTTCAGAAACCGCACGACAGCAAGCTGAAAAAGAAGCTGAAACAAGTTTGCTTCGAACGCGTGTAGGTGAAGAGTTTATCAGCATGGGCGGAAAGCCTGGTGCAATGGACTTTATCTTAAGTAAGGCTCAAAACATTTTCAGCATTGTAAATAACGAAGTTGTCGCGAATGAGAATCAGTTTAGCACGAATAAGCCGGGCGAGCCTATTACTCCAGTTGAGTGGCTTGCACAACAGGCTATATCAAGTGATGCTGACTTCGCGTTTAACGCAAGTAATGGCGGTGGAGCAAGTCCAAAAGCTGGAGAAGGAAAAGCCGGAGTAAATAGACTTGTGAATCCAACACCATCGGAACTTGGCGCTAATATGGATGCCATTGCTTCCGGCAAAATTGTAGTAGAACACTCGGGTCAATAAGTTATGCTTAACGCATACAACTTCGGAGAAGTTGTTAATGTGGGAATGGGATTCTCAAAGCATACTAGTTTAGCACTAAAGGACGCTACACTCGGCGAGTTAAAGCGTCGGTCCATCCTCGGAGAGGACATAGGCCCAGCTTCGGTGAAGCTGCTGATAACACTCATTCACTCGTTATCAGGAGGTTTATCATATTATGGCTGGTGCACTTGTTACCACTAACGTTCTTAGCACGGTTGTTGCTATGGGTCTTAAAGCCCTACGTGATCGCCTTGTTATGGGACGAATTGTCAATCGAGAATATGAAGGCTTAATTACTGCGCGTAGGCGAGGGTCTACTGTAAATGTTGCAGTTCCGGCAGCAATTACTGCGCGTACGGTAGCGCCTGATGTGGTGCCACCTGCTGTGACAGCAGTGACGCCGACCTCTGTTCCTATTACACTTGACCAATGGAAAGAAGCGCCTTTTGCAATGGACGATAAAGGTCTTATGCAAGTTGATGCGGGCATTCTTCCAATGCAAGCAAGTGAAGCAATTAAGTCAATCTCAAATGCTATTGAAGACCACCTTATGCTAGAGAGTAAAGAATTTTACTCTTATGTTGGAACTGCAGGCACAACACCGTTTGCTTCAGCTCTTACCGCATATCTTGACGCGCGTAAAGAAGCTAACAACAACCTTATGGACGATGACCCGCGCTATGTCATTCTTGATAATGACGCGGAATCAAATGCTCTTGGGCTGTCGCAATTCCTTAAAGCAAATGAGCGTGGCGACCAAGGTGGAATCATCAAGGGCGAAATTGGTGAAAAGCTTGGTGCTAAATGGCTACGAGCATCGCGTGTGTACACCCATACCAATACAGGCGCTGGCACGGTACTTGTAAACGATGCTAGTGTTTCAGTTGGCGATACCACGCTCACGTGGGATGGCGGCGGTACAGCTCCTGCAAAGGGCGACATCTTTACAGTTGCTGGTGACACGCAAACATACGTAGTTGAATCGAGCACTGCTACAGTAATTACTATGTTTCCTGCGGCGAAAGTTGCATGGGCTGATAATGCTGCGGTAACGTTCAAAGCAACACACGTGAATAACCTGCTAATCTCGAAGAACTCCATCGCATTTGCAATGGCTCCTCTTATTGAGACTGTGTCGATTGCTGGCGCGCCTTCAATGCAGTCTGTTGCAATTGATGAAGAATCGGGTCTAAGCTTGAGGCTTGAAGTTACACGTCAGCACAAGCAATGGCAGTGGGCGTTTGACGCGCTTTACGGTTCGGCGGTTATTCGCCGGTCAGACGGCATTATCATCGCTGGATAATTACTGGAGCACGGGAGGTAATAAAAATGGCAGCTTGTCCAACACGCGAAGTTGCAATCATTAAGACTGGTAAAGTAGTGGTCATTAATGAATCAGATTTTGACCCTTCCGTTCATAAAGTAGTAGGCCAAGGAACCGGCACTTCGGTGCCGGTTCCTACTCCTAAGAAAAAAGAAGCACGAAAAATGAGAGGTAAATAAATGGCGGTCAGTCCTCTTAGAAGTCGATTAGCGCAATCTCTCGATCTGGCCGAAAGTGCCGCTGGCACTTACATCTCTGATGACCAGGCCGTTCCTGTTGGCTTTACATCTTTTACGATGCAAGGCGCATTTGTGAGAGGATCAGGCGGAACGACATGTGATGTCTTTTTTCAAACATCACTTGATAACGGCGCCACGTGGATAGACTTTGCACAATGGGCTTTTGCTACTACGACAGTAACACGTATTCACTCTGTTCGTCCATACACTGCTCTTGCCGCAAATTATACGCCTACTGACGGCTCACTTTCAGACAACACAATAACAGATGGCCTTATGGGCGATCGTATTCGTGTTAAGACTGTGATTGTCGGCACGTATGCCGGAACATCCACACTTAATATTCGAGGTGTGTTCAACTAAGCTATGGGCACCTCAACATTAGTTGCGACCGCTGGTGCATCAAACGCTAATAGCTACGTTACACTTGCGGCAGCCGACCAGTATCACGACGATCGTCCAGCCGCCGGTACAACGTGGGCGGATGCCTCAGAGAATAACAAAATACGGGCTCTCTTATGGGCAACGACTTTGCTAGATGACCACTTCGAATGGAGTGGGTCAGTTGAGACAGAAACGCAACGACTCGCTTGGCCACGGAGTGGACTTGCTACGCCTAACGGCTATAACCTCGACAGCGATACGGTACCTGAAGCTATTGCGGACGCTACAGCCGAATATGCACGTCAACTTTTAGTATCTGACCGTGCTGCTGATTCCGAAGTTGAAACGCAAGGACTTAACAATCTTAAAGTTGGCTCGGTTGCACTTGGATTCAAAGATAACGTGTATGCAAAAAACGTACCTGATGCAGTAGTGTGGTTAATCCCGAGGCCGTGGGCTCGGCTCCGCGGCTCTTCAGGAACTAAGACGCTTTTAAGAGCATGAGTTTAGCATCATTGATTCAGAACGGCGTGTCAGTAGCAAATACGCTGACGACTGCGTTACAAGCGACTGTTACACATAAGTCTTATGCGAGTAACGACAAATATAATAAGCCGACGTACAACACAACTTCTCGTACTGCTATTGTTGACCGTAACCAAAAGTGGGTGCGTGATGCTCGCGGCCAAGAAAAGTTATCATTAGCGAAGTTAACGTTTCCATACCCGGTTACAATAAACGAACGAGATTTGTTTACATTACCCGATTCTACCGAAATGCCTATCCTAAATATCAAAGGCGTTGTGGATCCTACGACCAATGCCGAATATGCTGTGGAGGTATTTCTTGGCTAAACTAAAAGGCATCGATAAGCTACGAAAACGCGTTGAGAAAATTAGACGAAAGCTTCCATATGAAGTAGGCCCAGCTTTGTATCAAGAAGCTCTTATTGAACAAAAAGAATCAATGCGACGTACGCCTGTCGATACCGGCGCTCTTCGCGCGAGTCACGAAACGTCACAGCCTAAAATCTTTGGCATAACCGGTGGTAGTGTAGAAGTAACAATTTCAGTTGGAGGTGCATCAGCGCCGTATGCACTAATTGTGCATGAGGATCCAACAGCTTTTCATCCAGTAGGTCAGTACAAATTTCTTGAGTCAACATTACGAGAGTCTGCTCCTCATATGCTTAAACGCATTGGGCGACGAATACATTTGAATCGTGTGATATAATGTTTATTGAAGAAGTAGGTACAAAGTTAGCTGCTCTTATAAGTTATACTGAAGGCACGAACGTCTTCTTAGGCACGTTGCCGTCTACGCCTGATGTGTGCGCCGCCGTCTTTGAAACAGGAGGAGCAACACCACGTTACGCGTTGGGACAAGCTCAGCCTATCTTTCAAGTGCCAGGCGCACAACTAATTTTCCGCGGTGCAGCAAGTGATTATGAAGGACCGCGCACTGTAGCTAAAACAGCGTATGACGGCTTTATCGCGCTACAGAATATAGACCTTACGAGTGTTAGGTATTATTTATTCCAGCCGCTACAGGCGCCATTCCCTATTGGCGAAGATAAGAATGGCCGAGTACGGATAGCATTTAATATGACCTTCTTAAAGGACCCATCGTGACTGAACCTATAGTGGTGCCTTCAGACGGCTCTTGCCCAGAGTGCCAATCGCCTAAAGAAAAATTTCAGCCAGTATTAGGCGGACAAGAAGTATGTAAAAAATGCGGATACACGAGGACTGTTGTATGACAACAAAATTCCGTGCTCTCGTAGGCCTTACATATCCAACACCAAGCAGCCTAAAAGCTGTGGCTAAGGCTGGAGGAATGTCGAAGTTAACTGACGAGGAAAGAGCAAAAGTTGTTTTGAAGTCGGTTAAGGCTGGAAGTCTTTGTGATGACATCCCGGAGTCTTCTCGAAAGTGGCTTCTTAAAAGCAAGTGTATCGAGGAAGTCTTACCGAAGTCGGCTTCACAGCGTAAGGGAGCTAAGAAATAATGGCTGCAGGAAAATTTGGCCCAGCAAGTTCGATATTACTTCTTGACGGCTTTAACGTGCTATCGAATAAAGTGACTTCAATGAGTCATAAGATTGAAGCTGTTCAGGCAAACACAACTGGATTAGGCGATAGCTTTGAAGAACACGCGCCTGTTGGATTAAAGCGCGTAACTGTTCAACAAGACGGCGCATTCTTCGATACCACAGCCACGACTGGTGGGCATGTTGCTTTTAGCGCTAAAGTTCCAACAAGCGCTCAGCAAGCCGTTAGAATAATGTGTATGGGAACCGCAGGCCAAACTACTGGCTATGACTTTTATGGCATATCCGGCGCATTCTCAGTGTCATATGAGGTATTGTCGAGTAACGAGGATCTGCAGAAAGCGAATGTTGAATACGTTTGCACGGGACAAGCCGATGTGAGCGGTAAAATTCTTCAGCCGCTTGCCACAAAAACATCAACGTGGAACACAGAATCTACAAGTGTAGATAACGCCGCGTCTTCTTCAAATGGAGGAGCAGGATATCTTCAGTGTACCGCTGCTTCAGGGTTCAGCGCTTTTGTAGGAAAAATTAGACACTCTGCTGATGACACAACATTCGCAGACCTTATTACTTTTACTGATAATGTAACGTCTCCATTCGCTGAAAGAAAGACGGTAACTGGCACAGTGAATAGGTATCTGTCCTTCACTGGCACAGCCACGGGTACTGGAAGCATTACGGTATTCGCTGGATTCTCACGCTCTTAAGGAGGGCACTCAATGGCCGGAAAGTATGGACCGTCAAGTGTTACTGTTACGCTCGAGGATGGCCCGGGTGGGACTGCTCGAAGCCTTCAAAATTTTATCATAGAGGGCATACAAGTAAAGCAAACTTCTGTGATGGCAGACACGACTGCGCTAGGTGACTCGTTCGAAGAGCACACGCCAGTTGGCATGCGTCGGACAGAAGCTATTACACTCACAGTAATTTGGGACACCACGGGTACCACCGGTACGCACGCTGTTTTGAATGCCGTAGACGACGGCCCACAAGATGATGGTCGTCAACTCGTTGTTGTATTCGGCGATAGCAAAACTTATACGGTTGATGTACGACTAACAAGTTACGAAGTCATCGCACAAAACGATAACATTCAAACAGCCGTAGCTGAGCTTCTGCCTACGGGTGCTGGCGTTTGGTCGTAAAGCATAAAAGAAAGAAGGAAATATGTTAGTTATTGGAAAGCAAACAACAGTAGACATTCCGCATGAGCCAGGAGAGCAAATTACGATAAAGGCTTTAAGCTGGAAGAAGCTTAGGCTAGCACAACGCGCGCAACAAAGTGAAGGCATTGATTTCATGCGAGAAATCGGCGCTGAGCTAATGGGTGCTTTGCGCGAAGCTGATACAGCAAAAGTAAAGAAAATTGAAGATGCACAAGAGGCTAACATTAGAAATTATGACCGTCTTGAGTTGTTGACTAAAGGTCTTGTTGGCTGGACTTATAAGGAGGAGCTAACTAAAGAAAGTATTGAAGAGCTTGACGAAGTAACGGCTACCTTCTGTGCACAAGCCATATTCGATTTCAGCCGCGGAGAAACACCTGCTGAAGCGGGGGAAGGCTAAGGCTCTTTCACCGTTATTTAGACGGAGAAGGGCCAGCTTCTAACGAGTGGATAGTTAGTCGAGTCTGTGAAGAATTTGGCTGTCTTCCGGCCGCGGCTCAAGAGGCATTAGAAGAAGATGAAGGCGGCCTTATATTCAAGATCATCGACCTTCGTTCTTATGCTGCCGCTAAGCATCACTGGGACAACGACCCTAAGCATGCTAAAGGCAAAGCGGTGGAGCGTGTTAAAGCCATCGAACTCGAACTCGCTGGTATTGACATTACTTCGTCCAAGGAGTAGTGCCAATGTTTAATATCGGTACGCTTATTGCCAGCCTAAGAATGGTAGACGAGTTCACGCCTGTGCTTAAGCGTGCACAGGCGAAAATGGCGCAAGTTAGCGCAAGTATTAAACGATCTGGAGAAAAGTTAAAAGGCGTAGGTCGATCTTTATCAACAGGCCTTACTCTTCCGCTTGTGGCTATGGGCGCGGCTGCAGGCGTTGCTTTCGGAAGTTTTGAAAGCAATATGAATAAGGTAAGAGCTCTCTCAGGTGCTGCAGGAGAAGACTTTACTAAATTAAGTGATCTCGCAAAAGAGTTAGGCAAGTCAACAAAGTTTAGTGCGTCAGAAGCTGCTGATGCAATGGGCTTTTTAGCAATGGCCGGCTTTAAGACTACCGAGATCATGGGCGCACTTCCAGGCGTATTAGAATTAGCAGCGTCGGCCAATTTAGGCCTAGCAGAATCTGCAGACATCACTACGAATATCTTAACAGGCTATGGGCGTACTGTAGAACAAGTTGGCGAAACAAATGACATACTAGTTAAAGCTTTTACTTCCGCTAATACAGACCTCGTGCAATTAGGCCAAGCTTTTAAATTTGTAGGCCCAGTAGCTAAAGGCGCGGGCGTTGCATTTGAAGAAGCAACAGCAATGCTTGCTCTTATGGGCAATGCTGGCATACAAGCGTCAATGGCCGGCACTGGATTACGAGGCGCTATTGTTAGGCTACTTAACCCGACGAAAAAAGTTAATAACGCGCTTTTAGAAAACGGCATTATCACAAAAGATGCACAAGGCAACTTACTTCCTCTATCAGATATCGTTCAACAACTCGGGGAAAGAAGTGTAAGCGCTGGCGACATGATGACCATCTTCGGCATGCGGGCTGGCCCAGCGATGGTCGGGTTAGTTGGACAAGGACACGAAGCAATTAGAAAACTTACAAGCGAGCTAGAAAATGCGGGCGGCATAGCGAGTCGTGTTGCAAAGATTCAAATGGAAGGCTTAAAAGGCTCTTTCATTCGATTTAAGTCAGCGGCTGAAGGCGCGATGATTTCAGTTGGTGAGCAACTGGCTCCTGCTCTTAAAGGATTACTTGAAGCGGGCATTCGTGTAACTAATTGGATCTCTAATAAATTCATTCCTGCATTCACGTCTCTTTCGCCTCTCACGCAACAAATTATCATTGGCTTAATCGCTTTTGCCGCAGCGCTAGGCCCGCTACTTATGATTGTCGGGCAAGTAGCTATCGGCCTCGGCGCATTGAGCGCAGCTATTGCTGGGGTCAGCGCCACGATGGGATTAGCATTTGTAGGCGTGATCGTAGCAGTGGCGGCAGGATTTGCGTTGTGGAAGCTGGTGCAGTGGGCAAGAGAGACACAAATTTTTGGGCGTGCGTTGGACTATGTGAAAAATGCCTTAGGCTTTTTGAGTGATGAAGAATATGCCGCCGCCCAAGCCTCCAGAAAATTAAATGAGAATCTGGGCGATGTGACCCCAACAGCTGAAGAACTTCGCGACGCTCTCGGAGAAGCCGGTATTTCTGGGTCAGTAAAAGAACTCCATACCGCAATGGCCAACCTTGGCGGCGTTGTTGGCGGGCTTAACCAAGATGAGATGTATTTAATTACGCAACGCGCTCTTCAACTTCGCGATGCGGGAGAAGAGCTTACTCCTGAACTTCAACGACTCGTAGACGTGTTCGACCAAGAGGAAGTCGCCGCGAAAAAAGTGGCTGAAGAGCTTGAACAACAACGCCAAGTAAGTGCTGAACTCGCGGTAAGTGTTAAAGATTTGCGTTCTGAACTTTCAGGAGAAGGCTTGCTAAAAGAACTAGAACTTCTTGAAGCAGCATGGGCCGGACTTACTCCTGAACAACAAGCTAATGCTGATACGATGCGACGCGCTGGAGAAATGGCGCTTAACTTATCAGAAGAAGGCGTGATACTTGAAGGTACTCTTAAGGACTTAGCAGAAGCGGCGAAGGAAACGGAAGGAGCAACAAAAGCAGTAGCTTTCGAATTTAGTAAAGCTGAACAAGCGGCGGAAAGTTTAGCAAACGAAATAGGCGGAAAGAACTTGCGTGATCGTGTAACAGCCATTGACATCGCAATGTACAACTTAGCTCAAAATAGCGAGCTTACCGATAAAGCTATGCTCGGCCTTGGCAAGCAATACGCTAACGCTGAGTCAAAAGGCGCTATTCTTAACACAACACAGCGAGAAATGGCACAAGCTTTCTTAGACGCAGAAGAAGCTGCTAAACAATTCGTAGGCCCAATGGAAGGACTTAGTCAAGCAACAGAAAGTCTTGTTAATAAGTGGGGTGATGCTGGACTTAGCGGAGAAGTGGCTGCGGTGGAGTTGGCTTTCAAACAGCTGTCGCCAGAGATGCTCAAAAATTCAAACACAATGAAGCGTGTGGCTCAGGATGCTGCAGCTTTGCGCGATAGAGGAGGACAGCTGTCATCCGCTCTTGATTCAGTAGCTGATTCCGCCGAAGACATGAACGACGAATTATCAAAATCTCCTGGGTTCCTTGCGAGCATTAAAGCGTCAGGTAAAAGTTTGCTAGATGGCATCACTGGCGGGAAAGGCATGAGCGGGTTTTTCAGTAACCTCGGCACTGGCATCGTGGACGGGTTGGGCAGTATTCTTTCTGGTGGTATCACTAGTCTCATAGGAGTGGGAGTGGGACTCGCCGTGAAGGGCATCTCCAAAATTGGAAGTGCTATAGGCGGTTGGCTATTCGGTGATAAGACAGTAAAGAATATTCAGAAAACCGCCGCAAATATGTGGGACATCGCGCTCACGAAAGAAGCCGCAAAAGCCGCAAAAGAAGCCACGGAACAAACGGGTGATGCGTTCACGGGCATGTTGATGTCGCTTGGCGCTATTATCGAACAATCCGGCGGTGTCATGGCTGTTGGGTTTAGCAAAGTAGCAGCAGCGGCTAGAGATACGTTTTCTGCCATCGACATGGGCAAGATGGACGCTGATACAGCACTCCAATCTTTACTACCTGTCTTAGGTCAAATGGCGGCAGAATTCGAGAATGCAGACGCGGTTGGGCAAGCAGCGTTTCTTGAGCTTATTCAGCTGGCTCAGCAATTTGGTTTAGACATGGAAGCTATCGTTCAGGTGGTGGGTCAAGACTTAGTAGACCAAGCACTTGGGAATGATCTTCCGGGAGTGCTCACGTCAATCAAGGACGGGCTTGGAGAGGTGACGGCTGAAGGGCTGGAGCCTATGCTAGACCAGCTGCTCAATCTAGGCGTGATCACCGAAGAACAAAAGCAAAATTTCATGGAGATGGCAGGGCAAGCAGTATTCGATACACGAGCAGCGGAGGCCGCCGCAGAGAGATGGGGCATTGCACTTGAGGACTTGGGACCGAAATTCCATGCCGCCAAGCTCGGAGAACGGGCGCAGCAGATTGCTGATGACTTTGCCATCCTTGCTGCAAGTGGGATGCCGGTGGAGGATATCATTCTGGCACAAGGCGATGCCATTCATGCGCTGGTGCGGGATTCGCGCTGGGCTGGTACCGCTATTCCCGAATCCATGCGCCCTGTGATCGCCGCGATGATAGAGCAGGGCACGTTGACTGACGAGAATGGCGAGAAGATCACTGACATCGGAGAGATCGAGTTTGCTCAGCCGATGGAAGCGCGGCTAGCTGGTGTAATGGAGTCGCTGGCACAGCTGATACAGGATTTCATTGATGCGCTCAAACCCATCGATGACGTCAAAGAAGGCGTAGAGAATATCCCTGATGCTGATGTGCAAATCGGATTTACTGTGGAACCCATTCCCAGCATCAATATTCCTGATGTGAGAGTGGGCGTTGGGTTTGAGGTTGGCGACATGCCTCAAGGGATGGAAAGTTTTCAACATGGAACTGGCGGAAAGTTCATGGACTTTGGCGCCGGCACTCCAGCTATACTTCACGGTAAAGAACGCGTACAAACGCTAAGTGAAGCAAAATCTGAAAGTGCCGACTTACAAGTGCTCGAGAAACGACTTGTTTCAATCGAGCGGTTATTGCGTGATCAGCCACGCGCACTCTCTCTGGCTATGCAAGATAGCATAACACTTTTGAATTAGTAATGGGCGCTGCGCTAGAACTTAAGGCCGAAGTTGAGACATCCACTGATACGTGGACAGACTTAACGTCCGATGTAATGGCTGAAGAGGGCCTAACAATATCATACGGTATCGATGGTGATAAGCCGATGGACTGTGTGGCATCTACAGGCCAAGCGCAGTTCACGGTGAACGGATATAAGTATTCTTTTCAGCACGATGACGTGATGAGCGGATGGGCTTTTGGATCACGTATCCGTATTATTCTTTATCGAACAGTTGATGCCGCACAAAGCGTGTCGTCTGTTACACGGTCAAGCAGCACAGCTACCGTAACTACTGCGTCCAGCCACGGCTATTCAACCGATGACTGGATAACCATTGCAGGTGCAGGCGAATCAGGTTATAACGGGTCTTTTAAAATCACATCTACAGGCGCAACAACATTTACATATAGTTTGGCTAGCCTAACGCCGTCTACGCCCGCTAGCGGGACAATAACCGCGCGATTGGGCTATGTTAAACACAACGGCAAATTACGGTCGGCTGATCCTGCGCCTGGAGCGTATCGTACGCGCCGAGTAACTGTTACGTCGTATGATGGCATTCGCGACTTAGCCGAAACAAGGCTGCGTGAAGTGGCTGTGCAAGTTAATCAGTCTGAGTCGCAACTGATTACTACAGTCATTGCGGCTATTCCTGAAAATGCACGACCGCTTTCGTCCAGCTTAGATGCGGGTGTAGATACTTATCCTTATGCGTTCAACGAACTAGGCAGCGGCACTTCGGCGCTAAGTGTGATTAAACACGTTTGCGTTTCAGGCTTTGGGCAAGCGTTCATGCAAGGCGACGGCACACTCGTATTTCAGTCGAGGAATACGCGCGCGAAGGGCGCATCAAAATTTCATTTTAACGAAACGATGCACGGCTTATCTACGAATGCCTCGATTGACGAACTTGTTAATCATGTGCAAACAAAAATTAACCCGAGGTCTGTAGATGCTGCCGCCACTACGAAAGTGTATGAAGCAACGGGAGAGCCGTTTTCAGTAGCAGCTGGAGACACCGTCACGATGCAAGTGGAATTTTCTGATCCTGATAATCGTGACACGTTGATTGGCGCCACAGCCGTAGTAAACGCAACAGCTACAACTGACTACTTGGGCAACTCACAGGCTAATGGCGCTGGAACTAATCTTACGTCTTCGTTAGCAATTGTGACTACGGCATACGCGTCGTCCGCAACATTAGCCATCACTAATAATCATGCGACTGATACGATTTATTTGGTGAATGCGTCGGGTAATGCATTTCTTCAATTGCGCGGTAAAGGCATCTATGAACGGAGTGCACAAACATTTACGGCGCAATCCGATCAGCCTTACGGCGACAAGACAATTGCAATCGACCTTACATACCAAAGTAATATTACTACAGCGCAGTCGTATGCTCTAGTCGTTGAAGATAAGTATAATCAACCAGCTCATGCACAACTTGAAAGTATTGAATTTTTTGGCAACGATAGCGCAGATTTGTTAAAGCATGCAATTGCAAGTGAGCCCGGCGATCTTATTGAAGTAAGTGAAACAAATATAGGCGCGTCACAATTGTTAATGGTCATCCAGAAAATAAATTTAAGCATTGAAAAAGGCCCGTGGGTTACTGCTTCCTTTGGACTTGCGCCTTCGTCTGCATTTGCGATGTGGCTGCTCGGCGAAGCTGGACGATCAGAACTAGGAGAGACGACAACGCTCGGTTTCTAACGGAGAAAGAGTTATGGCATGGACAACACCAGCAACGTGGACAACCGGCGAGTTGGTCACGGCTGCAAAAATGACGGCCCAGGTCAAAGATAACGAAGACGTTTTGCGAGCGGGAGGTATCGCCATTGCGAGTCAGGCTGTGGGCGATGTTGTGTATGCCTCATCCACAACACAACTCGGTCGAGTGGCAATCGGCACGGCCAACAAAATTTTGACCAGCAGTGGGTCTGCCCCGCAATGGTCAACGCAAATTGTCAACGCAGCCTTGCCGACCAATATCGATGTGGGCGGGACGCTGGATGTGACGGGCGCGACGAAATTGGACGGTGCTCTTGAGGTGTCTGGTCATACGTTCTTGGACGGGACGGTGTCAATCGGATATCCGAATCCTGGC